CAGTTCTTCGCATGATGAATTTTAATAATCTTGCAGATGACCTTTTCAAACGATGGTATATTGATGGTCGAATTTATTACCATGTTGTAGTTGATGATAAAAATCCTAAACAAGGTATACAAGAGTTACGATTTATTGACCCACGAAAAATTCGTAAGGTTCGTGAGATTCAAAAAGATAGAGATCCAAAAACTGGTGCTTCAGTTATTAAATCTATTGCCGAATATTATGTTTATAATGACAAAGGCACCACAACACAAAACTATACTGCACAAGTAAGTACTGGACTTCGTATTGCTGCTGATGCTATTTTAAATGTTAACTCAGGTTTAATGGATGCAAAAAATACTTTTGTAATCTCCTATCTTCATAAAGCCATTAAACCATTAAATCAGTTGCGTATGATTGAAGATGCGGTTGTTATTTACCGTATTTCAAGAGCACCTGAACGCCGTATTTTTTACATCGATGTAGGTAATTTACCAAAAGGTAAAGCTGAACAATATCTTCGTGATATTATGGTCAAGTATCGTAACAAGATGGTTTATGATGCTGAATCAGGTCAGTTGCGTGATGATCGCAAACACATGTCGATGCTGGAAGATTTCTGGTTACCTCGCCGTGAAGGTGGTAAAGGCACCGAAATTACTACATTACCTGCTGGTCAAAACCTTGGCCAAATGGAAGATGTTCTATACTTTAGACAGAAACTACTTAACTCATTAAATGTACCAATTTCTCGTTTAGAACCACAAGGTGGTGGTATGATTGGTGTTGGTCGCAGTACAGAAGTTACTCGTGATGAAGTTAAGTTTATGAAGTTTATTACTAGACTTCGCAACAAATTTACACAGTTGTTTGATTCTGCATTACAAAAACAATTGGTATTAAAAGGCATTTGTACTACTGATGAGTGGGACGATTTTAAAGAATACATCTATTACGATTTTAGAAAAGATAATAATTTTACCGAATTAAGTGAGGTTGAACTTAATCGTGAAAGAATCAATTTGTTAACTCTTATTGATCCTTTTGTAGGGAGATATTATTCACAGTCATGGGTTAAAAAGAATGTACTTAGAATGACCGATGATGACATTAAAAAAATAGATAAGGAACTTAAAAATGAAAGCGAAACCCTCCCTTCCAGTCAGCAAGGTCCCGTTCTCGGCCAAGAAGGTGCCTCACCAACAGAATTTCCTCCCCAAGACAACACACAAGAGGACAGCTCCTCGGAGTCGGTAACACCGCAACTTGATTCTGAAGTTGAAAAATATTCATTAGGTATAAATAAGAAATAATAGGAGATAATTATGGAACAAATTCAAGCATTTATTAAACAAGTGAGTACAGGTCAAGCTGCTGAGGCACAAGACACTCTGAACAATCTTATTTCAGCTAAAGCTATGGAAGCTTTGGCAAACAAAAAACAAGAAATGGCATCTGGTGTTTTTAACGGCAAAGAAGCGGAATCAACAGAAGAAACTGCATGAAATTTTTAAGCGATTTTAAAAATACATCGTTAGAAGAAGCTAAAACAGACTATAGAAAGTTTGATACCTTGGTGCGTTCTGGTTTAGGTAATGCATCACAACTACAAAAAATTCATCATGTTTTAAACAAGATGAAAGAAGATAATCCAGTATTAACTGCGGCAGAAAAAAATATTGTACAAGAGTTGTTGAATAAAATGGTAGATGTTGTTACCAATAATAAACAAATTTTTCAACAAACTCGCCGTGCGGTAAAAGAAGGTGTAGACCAAAACGTTGTAGATTCTTCAGACTATAAGTTATCACCTTCTGGTAAAAAAGTTAGAGCTCATCGTATCGTTACTTCTTCTATTAAAGAAGATAGTGAAATCATTGAAGAGGCACTAAATATAGATCCTCCTTATACTTTATTGTTAAAGAGAGAAGCAATTCGTATGTACCCAAATGGTACTAAAATTGCTTTGTATTATAGTAAAAAATTAGATAAGTATTTTTCAGTTCCGTATGATGCTAGTGCAGCTATTCAGGCTGAAGAAACAATTAAAGAATCCGTAGATGCCATTGGTCAACTACAAAAAATTAAAGACAGTCACCAAATTGGTACAGTAAACCACAAAGATGGTTCTTCCAGTAAGGTGGATGTACAAACCGCTCATGCGGTATTAACCATTCATAAAAATTTGAATGAAGGAAATAAAAAGAAGTTTGCTGATATGGTGGCAAGATCATCACATCACATGAAAAAAGCGGCAGATTTTTCATTTAGTAAATTAAAATGAAATTTATAGAGGCACTATCAAAAGGTAATTTAGATGAGGCTAAGCAACATCTATTTAATCGCCTTGATGAAATTGCTAAAAGAAGATTAGAAGAAGCAAAAAATTATGTTGTAGAAGATATGTTAGAAGAAGGTAGTTCTAACATTATTAAACAAGGTAGAATTCAAAAAATTCGCCGAAGAATTAGACGAAATTCAGCAGGTCGTATTGTAGTTCAAAAGAATGTCAGACGATCAGGTATTAAAGGTTATAGGGTTTCAGGTAATCGTGTTGTGCGTATATCTGCAACAGCAAGAATTAAAAAAGCTCGTTTATTAAAACGATCATGGAAAACAACTAGAAGGGCAAAATTACGCCGTTCGCTATTGAAAAGAAAAATGTCAATGCGTAGGCGCACATCAATGGGAATAAAATAAAATGCCATACGAAATTTTAAACAGTAAGAGAAGTAAATCAATCATTCGTGTAGTGGGTAATACAGCTACACGCATTGATTTAACTGGTTTGTCGACCAATACAACAACTGAAATTATTACTGGTGCTGCATTTACACATGTTATGTCTACTTCAGATGGATTCTGGAAAGTATATCGTGGTAACGATGCAACTGGTACTTTAGTTTTAGATTTACCAGGTGGCAATGATTATCCTTTAGCGCAATATGATATTGCATTAGCCAACACTTCTACTGCAAACATTTATGTAACAAATAGTGGTACAGGTGGTACTTTAATTTTATCATTAAGCAAAACTGCAACTTATAATCCATCATTAACGGATCTGTAAAATGAAACTTATTAGAGAAACAGTCGAGAACGTAAAGTATCTCACAGAAGCTTCCGAAAACGGCAAAAAACATCTTTATATTGAAGGTACTTTCCTTGTAGGTGACAAAGTAAATCGTAATAACCGTATGTACAAAATGGATACTTTGCGTTCTGAAGTAGAAAGGTACAACGAAGAATATATTAAGACCAATCGTGCTCTTGGAGAACTAGGCCATCCAGACACACCTACAATTAATTTAGAAAGAGTATCTCATAAAATTGTTTCCCTTGTAGAAGATGGTGACACATTCTATGGGAAAGCATTAATTTTGGATACACCATATGGTAAAATTGTTAAAGATTTTATCGATAATGATGTGAGTATTGGTGTTTCCTCAAGAGCTTTGGGTTCTGTAATTCAAACCAAAGAAGGTTATAATTTGGTACAAGATGATCTTAAACTTGCAACAGCAGCTGATATTGTTGCTGATCCATCTGCACCAGGTGCTTTCGTTAACGGTATTATGGAAAATAAAGAATGGATGTTTGTTGAAGGACGCTTTGTAGAAGCGGATTTTGACAAAGCAAAGAAACAAATAAAGAGTGCTTCTAAGAAACAAATAGAAGAAGTTGCTTTCAAATTGTTCGAAAATTACCTCAGAAAACTTTAATTTTATAAATAAGAAATCATAAGGAGATTCCTAATGGCAACAAATAAACTAATGGAAGCAGCAGCTGATATTCTCGCCGGTGGCAAGAGTTCAGCCCCAGCTATGCCTCCGCAAAAATTAGAAGGTCAGATTGTAGACCTTGGTGGTCCTACACCGCAGAATTCTAAACCCGATGACAATTCGAATAAAATCGATGCGACTAAGGCTGCAAAATCTGCAACTGCACCAACAACCAAACCATCAGATGCTTCATCGGACACACAGCTCAAAATGAAAAAAGAGGAATCCGAAGAGGTAGAAGGCGAAGAAATTATTGCTGAAGAAGAGCAAGAAGACCAAGTCATTGTTGAAAAATCACATGACAAAGAAGAAATGAAGAAGAAGATGAAAGAGGACATTGATGCCCTTTTTGCTGACGATTCTACCATTTCTGAGGAATTCAAATCCAAAGTTTCTACAATTTTTGAAGCTCGTGTTTCCGACCGAGTAGCACAGATTGAAGAAGAAATTGAATCCAAATATGCTGGTATGCTTGAAGAAGCTCTTGCTTCAGTTCAATCTGAATTGACAGAAAAAGTTGATGACTATCTAAACTATGTGGTTGACCACTGGTTGGAAGATAATCAAATTGCAATTGAATCAGGTCTACGTGCTGAGATTACCGAAGAATTTATTTCTGGTCTCCGCAACCTGTTTGCAGAACATTACATCGATGTTCCATCCGAAAAAATTGATTTAGTTGATGAACTTGCTGGCAAAGTTGAAGAACTTGAAAGCAAACTCAACGAAGAAATTGAGCGTGCTGTCGATTTAAATAAACAGTTAATTGAATCACGCAAAATTGAAATTACTCATCAAGTCTGCGAAGGTCTCACCGCAACTCAAGTTGAAAAAATCAAATCACTCGCAGAGAGTGTTGAATTCTCCACAGAGGATGAATACAAAGAAAAACTTGAAACAATTCGTGAGAACTATTTCCCATCAGGTGTTAAAAAAGCTGATGCTGAGCAGTTACATGAGAAAATTGAAGAAGCAAATGGTGAACAAAAAGAAATCAATGATCCTTTTGTTGCCGCTGTTTCTCAAGCAATTTCCAAAACAAAATTTTAAACACTAAGGAGATTTAAATGTATTTGTCCGAAAATCTACAAAAAAAATGGGAAGGTGTGTTAGATCATCCTGATCTGCCTGCCATTAAAGACCCATATCGTAAAGCTGTTACTGCCGTTATTCTTGAGAACCAAGCTCAAGAAATGCAAAAGTCTGCTGGTATTTTGCATGAAACAGCTCCAACAAACTCACTAGGTGGCACAGGCTACTCTGGTAGTTCTGCTGCTGGCGGTCCAGTTGCTGGTTTCGATCCAATCTTGATCAGTTTAGTTCGCCGTTCTTTGCCAAATCTTATCGCTTATGACCTTTGCGGTGTACAACCAATGACAGGTCCTACTGGTTTGATTTTTGCAATGCGTTCCACATACGCATCACAAAACGTTACTGCTGGTGCAACCGAGGCATTCTACAACGAAGCCAACACAGGTTTCTCAGGCGACAAAGCAACACAAACAGCTATTAGCCTTGCTGCTAATACTGCTTTGGGTAACCAAAACGTATTTGCTTCTTCTATGACAACTGGTGCTGCAATGGCTACCTCTGTTGCTGAAGATTTGACTTTCAACGAAATGGCTTTCTCTATCGAGAAAGTTTCTGTAACCGCTAAGTCCCGTGCTCTGAAAGCTGAGTACTCAATGGAACTCGCACAAGACTTGAAAGCTGTTCATGGTCTTGACGCTGAAACTGAATTGGCAAACATTCTCTCCACAGAGATTCTTGCTGAGATCAACCGTGAAGTTATCCGTACAATCTATACTTCCGCTAAAGTTGGTGCTCAAGTTGGTACGACAACTCAAGGTACTTTTGACTTGGATACAGATTCAAACGGTCGTTGGATGGTTGAAAAGATCAAAGGTTTGGCATTCCAATTAGAGCGTGAAGCAAACGTTATTGCTAAGACAACTCGCCGTGGTAAAGGTAACGTAATGATCTGTTCTTCAGACGTTGCATCTGCCCTCG